ACAGAGTTGTTAGCCAATGCCCGCTGTGGGTCGTTCTCCCACCATGAACCACTCTTAGCGTGACGCATACGATCATCTGACAAGTTGCTGAGAGAGATCATAGCAGAGCGACGAACGCCTCCTACGACAACAACCTCACCAATCTTACACATGATGTCGTGACACTCAATAGAAGACAGCTTACGCCCCTTAGCTTCTGCAAAGACACGGACGACAAAGTTAAACAAGTCAACCAATGGCGCTGGACCTGATGCACGACCACCAAAGGTCTTGAGCTTTGCACCAGCAGGGCGAACAGCAGACACGTCCCACTTAGGAATCTCACCGGAGTAAAGTAGGGCGATAATCTGGCGAAGTGCCTTAGCCCAACCCTCTTTGCTGTCCTTTACCACAACTGTTGTGGCACTCTTAAACAAAGCCTCTGGAACCTCTGGCAACTTACTAATGAACTGACGCTCTACAGAGAACCCTACACCAGTGCCACAGAGCAGGATGAACATAGCTTCATCGAAGGACTTAGGGTCGTCTACAGGCAGGTAGGAGCAGTTGTAACCTGCTGTGTTGTCTCGGTTAAACGCAGGACCAGATGTCATCAAGGCCCGCATACTGGGCATTACCTCAAGCCCAAGGATAGCCTGTTCAAGCTCATCGAGTGTACGGAGGCAGTCACTTGCAAGCTCAGGGGCAGGAACGTTTGACAATTTAGGGACAACCACATTGCTCATGTAACGTCCAACAGTCTCGGACCAAGTTTCTCGTCGTCCCTCATCATCAAGCCATCGTGCATAGCGAGATTTGTGAATAAACTTCATGTAATCTGTCATGCCGTAGTTATCGTTGTCAGCCATTTATTGTTCTTTCTCATTTGTTTCATCTAGTCGTTTCATCATTCCGTCAGGGACATCTAGTGCCTCTAACTTAGCCTTGGCCCTGTCGTAGTCAAGCTCCCCTTTGTGGTATTGATTGATTACACTGTCCGCAACTATTAGCCATGCTGGTATAACCCCACTCCAACTCATACTAGGTCGCTCAGGTCAACTTTAGGGTAATCCAGATTCTTCATGATCTTACCGTCAGCACGTCTTTGGACAGTCCCATCTGGTTGGATACAACGACCCATGTTATTCTCATGTACCCGTAAGGTAGCCTCCATCAAGTCCCAACCCCTTGCCCTTGCATAACCAAAGATAACGTATGTCAGGTCGGCAAGTTCCTTAAGTTCTTTCACAGCAGAACCTGAGTTAAAATACTCATGGTGCCATTCATAGTATTCTTCCCGCATCAGGTTGGCAGACAGTTGAGGATCAGTAGCCTGTCCCATGGTCTTGGCAAAGTCGTCTGCCATCTTTGGGATAGATGAGGTGTCGTCTTTCTTATTGTAATAGGCATAGCCCATTGCTTCCATATCTTCAATAGTAATCACATCGTTCTCCTTTGTCCGCAGGTCACATTGTCCTGCCATAAAACTCTGTTGTCGTGGTAGGTGGCATATACCCATCGAATAGATACCAGCAGCAATTATCTTTCCCTACGCTCTTACTATCCTCAATCCACTTTACTCGACCTACAGACACTACCTTAACACAATAGGTCATGTAAATAGCTGATTGCTTAGTGTGCATCCAATCTGCATCGAACAACAACCAAGTAGGACAAGTGTTTATCCAATGTTCTATGAACGGATGCAAGAACTTTCTATCCCAAGGTGGGTTTGTAATACAGAAGTCAACGACACCCTGTTCCCCCATGTACAGACTTAGAGCATCATGCTTGAAGATGTCAGGGGCTTGTGGCTCAATATCAGACTTGAACAAGCACTCCCCATGACCGTCAGTCAGCTTTGTGATATGATCCACTAACCTACCATCACCAGCACAAGGCTCTACATAATCAAATGCGTAAGGCAAGTGCGGGATCAGGGGTTCTACAGCTTCGATGGGCGTGGGATAGTAGTCACGTTCGATCCTGTCAAAACCACTGCTACGCTTTCCCATATAGTTCACTCAGTCGCTTGAGGGAAACAAACTCAGGGTCGTAAACACCATTGCAGATGTTACGCTTGATTACAACCCCTTTCCACCAGTCTAGGTTAGCTTGCCCAGCCCATGCCTCTTCTGCACCCTTGTAGCACCCTACCACAAGACCGATAGCACCAGCAGCATCCTTGAACTTCATGTCACGCTTATGTGAGTGACCACAAGTAGAACTCTTGAACCTCAACGCAAGTAGTGAATTAGCAGGGTGCAGACCACTCAGTGCTGTCCCATAATTACCTGAACTAAAGTAATGAGCATAAGAGACACCATCATACTCAGCAATGGCTGGGGCTGAATTGTGATACTCATGGTATTCATCAAACCAGTAATTAGTCTGCAAGTGCGAGAATGAGATGCCATACTTGGACCCTTCTAGTCGTGGGTCGTGAGCAAGGGCTTTCTTGATACGGTTCTCGTGGTTCCCCTCAAATCCAAAGTAGGCTGGTTGCTTACGTCGATGATACTTGAATTGCCAACGCATACGTTCCATAGCGTCATTGTAAACCTCAATATCCTTCTCGTAGGACTGACTGACGATAGCCTGTGGGTAACGTGTGTCATAGGAGTTTAGAGACTTCATATCGGCCCCATCCCCCAAGTCAACGACATAATCAGGTTTAAGGTCGTATAGGAACTTACCTAGTATCTCGAACCTGTCGTTATTGACCTGCGGGTCTGTATGTGCGCAGCTAAAGACTACGGCGACTCGACCTGATGTATTATTTACTGGCAATTATAGACTCCTTTAATTTCCCAATCAACTCTGGGTCATCTTTAAGTAGCCCTAGGGCGATATTGCAACTGTGACATAGGCCACCTCTAACCTTACCTGTGGTATGACAATGGTCTATGTGAATACCTTTACCTACCTCACCATAGGAGCCACAGACTTCGCAGGGTTTAGACCTAATCTCTTGTACCTCCTCCACGGTTATACCATATTTAATGGCCGCCCTGTTCAGCTTTATACGCGCTGCGTTTTCTCTGTAGTAGGAGTTTGTTTGGGGTTTGATAGTGTCTTTGTTAGACTCGTAGTATGACTTATTCCGTGTTTTGATAGACTCTAGGTTATTTTCGTAGTAAGCCTTAGAGGACTCTTTTCTCGTACCCCTTAGTTTCTCATTTCTACATTCTTTGCAGCTATGCCTAACGCCTGAACCTACCCCATTGTGGTAAGTTGAATAACAGCTGAGGTCCTTTTCTTTATTACACTTCTTACAGACTTTCATAATTAAGGTCTACCTTACCTGTCATATTAGTCTAACTCCAATAGTGTGACTTTATTGTCACAGTCTCTTTGTATCCCAGAGGGCATCTCCGTAGCCTTTCTTGTAGGCGTCTTGAGCCTCTTCCTTACACTGAGCAATAGTGGCCCAGATACGGGCTGCGTTATCGTGCTTGTCAATTTTGTCTGGGGTGTAAGGCTTGCCCTTTTTAGCAGTGGCTTCATTTACACTGTTTAGTAGTTTCATTTAACCATCCCTCAGGAATCAACTTGTCAGCGTAAAGGAACCCGTTCTTGTCGCACCAGTCACCATAACTAGTCTTTGATCCCTTGCTGATCTTAGCCTTACTATTAGTGAAAACAAACCTGATGTCAAGGTCAGGGTGTTGTTGCTTAACTAACAGATGTTTCTTTCTATCAGCAGCAACAAACCTACCCTTACTCTCTATGATGATCCCATTGGGAAGCAGAAAGTCAGGGGTGTATGTTCTTGTTTCATTAACGACATACTTCAACTTGACCTTCTCATACTGGTAACTGATAGATAATCCATCGAGTTGTGCAGCTACCTTTTCCTCTAGCCCAGACCGATAACCATACTTTAACCCTGCACTGGCGGCTCCCAGATTTCTTCCTCGTGTCGCCTTAGCCAAAGCAGTCTCCCATTCTCAATTATGCGGTCTAGGTCGCCATCGTATGCCTTTAAGACAGCTTCCCATAGGTCGTCTTCAGTCTCACAGTCTGCCAGTAGCTTCTCTGCTTTCTTAGGTCCGATACCGTATAGACCTATGATGTTGTCAGCACGATCACCTGTAAGAAGTTGTGTGTAGAAGAAGTGTGTCCCCTCAAAAGGCTCTACCTTTTTCCACTCGTTCCTACCGAAGTTAAAGTGCCAGCAGGGAAGCTGTAGCATGTCCTTGTCAATGGAAGCCACTACACAAGTATAACCTAATGCAGCAGCTTCCTTAGAGATCAGATCATCAGCCTCTTCGTCTACACTAATGACAGCACTATACTTGTCGATAAGATGTTCCCTAGTCACACCCAAGTGGATAGGCTTTTCTGTCGTAGCCCTGTTACCCTTGTATGGATGAGACTTGGCTATATCAAACCTAAAGTTAGTGCTGCCAGTAAGATATACTTGAAAGTCTTGCTCTGAAGGAAACGGGAAGTCAATCGTTTCATTTAGGATATACCCCATCAGTTCATCGACCTTCCCTACAGCATCATCAGGGAAAAGGTCTTGAGTAGCAAAAGCTGCCCTGTAAGCTACAATATCGCCATCTACTAAAACCTTTCCCTTGCTCATGCTAAAACTTCCCGAAGGT